CTAACTACATTTCTTTTTGGAACGGCTTATGCTGCCGTCATTACACACAAACTTACCATCAGCGGTACAGTGCGAGACGCCACCTTTCGACTTAGAACACGGATAGTTGGCTGCATACGTAAAGGAAGAGGTGCTCAGGAATGCGAAACACAGAGGAAGAAGTAACACGTTCAGGATTTTCATCGATCATTTTCCTTGTCAAAAAATAGCCCACCACAGCACGAGCCATTAAGGCTTTGATGATGACTCGTCATCAAAGCACTTCCATGGCTCATTGACGCCACTTTTTATGGCCTCTGCATAATGCCTGACTAATTCAACAGTGACTTTGCTATGCCGCACAAACATGCTCAGGGCATAAAGCCCATCCCTGTTGAGATCGACCTCCTCCAGAACCGTGTCGGGTACAAAACAAACCGTTCTGTTTGATAAGGTGCGAAGGTAATACTTTTTATTTAACGCCCATGACTGGTTAGTAATATTTGCGCCGATCTCTACGCTTTTTGACTCTGGCATACAGATAACAAACCATGTCAACCCACCCTGGCGACTATCAACGTCGTCATGTAATAAGGCTTCCAGGCCTGCTGCACCCTCACTTTTAATAACGTTAAGCGCGGCCAGTAGCTGCTTTTTACCGTGATGAGATTTAATGGCGAGAAACAGAATCGCGCCGCTGATGTAGAGCGCCAACGCGAAAATAAACACAGCGAGCCACCATGCCCCGGAGCCCGTCTTAGCAATCTGCGAGGCCAGAATTATGCTGATGCCAAACGTAGCCAGTAGTGCCAGAGTATTGACGAGAACCTGTTGCTTTTTAGCTTTCCATAAGTAATAGCCAATGAAACCGACAAATAATCCATAAAAAAAGAGCAGTGACCTGTCCATTTTTGTTTCACATCCTTGCGAAACCGCGCTGACTACAGCGGTAAAAAATTCCTGCGATCCCAAAAAAACAAGGGGCTGGCATAATGCCAACCCCTTGTATCTACACTACTTTCACGGATGTCGCGAAAGCGTTTCTTAGTTCAGGCGCTTTTAACGGACGTCATTGAAAGATAAGAAAAAATTAACAAAAACAGCAAGTTAATTGTATCCTTAGTGCGGTCAGGTGCCATCAAATGCAAGCTGTCTGGGCATTATATGGACATAAAGGTAGCCTGATCCGCGATGGGATTCAGGATAGCAGCTTCCTCAAGATGGTCTGGTGCGAAATGAGCATATTTCATGGTTTCTCGGATATTTGCGTGACCAAGGATTTTTTGTAAAACGAGTATATTTCCACCGTTCATCATAAAGTGAGAAGCGAAAGTATGTCGTAGAACATGGGTTTTCTGTCCCTCGGTCAATTCTATGTCGGTCAGCGCCAGCATTTTTTTAAATTCCTGATAGCACGGCTTGAACATTTTGCCCTGGCGAGTAGCCAGCTCATCATAAAGCCATCTGGGGATCGGGACGGTGCGGTTTTTTTTACCTTTGGTTTTTGTAAACGTCAGTTTATAGGGTGAGAGCTGGGAACGGGTAAGGCGCTCGGCTTCACTCCACCGTGCGCCGGTCGCCAGGCAAACCTTAACAATAGTCGTCAGGTTTTCTTTACCATACCGTTCACAGGCGCGAAAAAGTTCGGCGATCTGTTGTGGGGTCAGCCATGACATTTCCTTTTCGGCTTCTTTAAAAACGCGAATACCTTCGAGCGGGTTTGGTAGCTTCCATTCTCCAAGCCTTTTGAGCTCATTAAAGACAGCCATCAGATACTGTTGTTCACGGTTTACCGTGATAGGTTTTGCTATCCAGTCCGCCGGGTCTTTGTGGTATCCATTATCAATCTCGCCGCGCAACCGCCGGTCGCGATAATGCGCCCAATCTTTGGCGGTTAGCTGTGATGCCACAGGGTCACCAAGACCGTTACAAACAATATGCAATTTAGCCAGCCGTGATTTACTGGCTACTAGCGCCTGGCCGTGTAGTTTGTGCCAAAGTTCGATAATTTCACTCAACCTGCGGCGGTCTTCTTTCTCGCTTTTCCAAGGCTTGCCCTGCGCTTCCCTCTTTTTAAAATCCTCAAAAGCAACCGCCTCGCCTTTTGTTGCAAATTTTTTCCTGATGCGGCGACTGTCGGCCCCGTCTAATCGAAAATCACAAAGCCACTCGCCAGAAGTCAATTTTTTAATTGTCATACTTTCATCTACGTAGATTTAAAGTGTGGTCTATGGGTAGTCGTTCATTTTTGACTTAATGAACTCATTACCTTCATCGCCGGTCATCTGGCCGTACTCATCACAGGCTTTAGCATCAATGTCATACTGAAAACCTTGGGTTTGCATATGATTTATTACCACTACTTTATTTAGAGTGTCTTGAGGCCATTTGGCGTTGGCTCCGCCTGCGAACCGAGAATTACATACACTTGTAGCCACAGTGTTTGCCATCAAATCAGTAACTTGCTCATCTTTAAATACAAATGTTAAAACTTGATTCTCTAATGTAATGCTCTCTCCTCTGAAACCTTTTAACCATTCAATTATTGTATGAGGAATATCTCCCTCTAGAACTAATTTCTGTTTTTCTTTTGCACCGAAAGAATGCATTGGACTTATTAAAATGGTGAATAAAAGGATTAATTTGAAATATGCGCGCAACATGAATCTCTCCTTAAAAATTCTTTTCAATAGTAAAGATAACTTGTCCAAAACACTCAACATCAGAAGTATTACAAACGAACGCATTATCTAATTGGTTTGGCTTAACCTGTATTTTGTTCGAAGGCATCCTTGTCACCTCATAAACGTCATACACTCCATCAACGCTTAACAGCCACCTACCATTGGCGATGTTTTTATTACCTCTGTCAACGATCCATGCATGAGTATTGCTTTTTACATAACAAACATCTTTAGCGCTATCAGGTATAAAATTTGAATCAATATTCCATCCCTCATCTTCAATAAGGCTCCCCGATGAAAGAACAAAAGAATTTAGCGTTAAAGTGTTTATGATTTCGACATGTTCATATTTATCTCCCAAGCCTGTAGCTAACCAACGTAGAGATACATTGGTATCCAGTGCGCAAGCAACGACCACGTCTCCAGGGAAGTAATCTCTTCTTATCCAGGTGCTAATAGTCCCTGAAGACAGATCCAAAAGGTCACCTAATTGCTTCTGCATTGAAAATCCATATGCAGCCAAAATGCGCTGAAGCACGGCTTTCCCACCAGAAGAAAGAATTTGTTCATACAGTTCCTTACCAGTTAGGTAAGAAGCAACTACTCCTCTTCGACTCGCATTTGCGAGTTTACCAGTAACTAACCATTCAAGGTTTGCTTGGGTTTCAATTGCGCATTGTATGATGTAGTTACCCGGCACGCTGCCACGTGCAACCCAATTATTGATGGTGGGAAGTGGGATGGACAGCAGTTCTGCCAGCTCTGTTCTGCTTTTGACTCCATAAGAAACAATAATCCTTTCAAGTACTTCCTTTACATCATCAAATTCAATCGCCATACAAACCTCAAATAATCCATTTCGACAGTTTACATGTAATGAAATGGATCATATTATCCAACTGTAGTTTGAAAATGCACGCCAATGCACCATAACAACATTTAACCGGAGATATTTACCCATGACTCCACAAATTGCAATCCCGTCAGGCCCGGATCTGATGACTTATGAAGAGTTTGCAGAACACTATGGATACGGCATCCGCACTGTAAAACAGATGGTTGCTGATGGTGATCTGCTTCTTATGCCGCGCAAAAAAGACGGCGGCGCTGCTCGTATCAACATGGTTGCTTTTCGTGCCCGTCTGCTTCAGCAGGGTATCAATTGCAAATACGTTGCCGCTTAAGCAATTCAATTATGCGAGTTGAAAAGGAATGCAACATGTTTGATTTTCGAGTTTCTAACCACCCACACTTTGATGAAGCCTGCCGCGCCTTTGCTAAACGGCATGACGTGACTGCGTTAGCCAGGCGCGCAGGGATGAAACCGCAAACCCTTCGCAACAAACTTAACCCCACTCAACCCCATCAGTTCACAGCACCAGAAATCTGGTTGCTGACTGATTTAACCGAAGATGCGTCACTGGTGGATGGCTTCCTTGCTCAAATTCATTGCCTGCCTTGTGTGCCGGTAAATGAGTTAGCCAGGGAAAAATTATCCATCTACGTTATGCAGGCCACCGCGCAGGTTGGTCAGGTCGCTGCGAACGCGGCAACCACTGGCCGTATTACTCACCTGTCCCGCCGTTCGATTGTGGAAAGTGCGAACGCTGGAATGCGTTTTCTTGCTTTAAGCGCACTGGCTGTAGATGCGCGGCTTAAATCCAGTCCGGCGATGTCCAGTGCGGTCGATACCATGACCGGCGTCGGCGCATCGTTTGGTTTGATCTGAGGTGTCGGTCATGGATAACGCACCTTCATTCGCTTCATTGCTGGTTCGTCAGAGTCCCTCCATGCATTACGGCAACGGCTGGATTATGGGTAAAGACGGTAAGCGCTGGCATCCAAGCCGCGACCAGTCCGAATTATTAAACGGGCTGAAAACCAAGCGGAAATCGCCAGCATATTTAATTATTCGTATTGCTCGTTCATTAATAAAAAGGGTGGCTTATGGCTCTTTCAAAAAATGACCTTAATTTAATTCTCGGTGTTGTGATCCCTAATATGGATAACGGCTTCGAAATTAAAACCCGATCAGGTGAGATTTTCAAAGTTGACCCGAACTGGGAGTGCTGTCAGGAATTTATGGAAGCACTAAAAGCGGAAATGATTAACCAGTTGAATCAGAAACCGCACCGCGTCTACGGCTACAACTAATCATTCAAGTTAATTAATGGCGTAAACCCGCCGGGCATTCTTTTGCCCGAATTCTGGAGAAATGAAAATGCGAAATACCGAAACACGTAAAACCAAAACCGGGCCTGATGATGCAGGCCTTAATTATTTGCTGACTGAGGCGCGCAAAGAAGAACGCCGTGGCCGTGCTGAGGCTATGGCCGCGCGTCTGGACACGCTGGCTGCTCGCATCACTTCACGCCAGCTCACCTATGCAGAGGCCGCAGAGCTGCTGCGCGATGAGGCCGTGAAAATCCAGAACGAAGCGCAGGAGATCCACTGATGCATAACGTCCAACTGATTCCCGGCCAGCGTGTTCTTGTTACCCCACTCGGCTCGGACAGCGTTTACAGCGCTGAATTTATTGAGCGCCTGGCTAAAGGGGTAAGCGTTTTTATCGTTGATGATTTCGTTGGCTGCACCGGCCCGGATGATATTGGCGATTTGTATTTAAGCGACAGCATGGTTAGTCGCTGCGTAAAACCGGTGGAGGCGCACTGATGGCAGACTCTATCGATCTGGCCCAGCAACGCGAACATGAAGAACGCGAGCGCCTGATTCTCAATGCCCGCAGTCGCAGCGCTGCGGTTTCCCTTTTCCTGTGCGCATCATGCGGCGAATCCATCCCGGAAGCGCGGCGCATCGCCGTACCGGGCGTGGCGCTGTGCGTCACCTGTCAGGAAATTACAGAGCTGAAGTCTGTGCATTACAAGGGGGCTGTATGAACAAAGAAAGACTGGCCGTTAAGCCGCTGACCGATGCGGAACTGGATGAAATCATAGCCGGGAACGTTGACGGCGTTGAGCCTACAACTCAGGAAATATCGATGGCGCTGGAATTACGCGAGCGTCGCAGCCTTACCCGGATAAATTTAGTTGTTGAGTCGGCTAAGCAAGGCGGTGCTGTATGAGCACCATCCTGAAATGGGCGGGTAATAAAACTGACCTTATGCCGGAACTGTTAGCGCATCTTCCCAAAGGCCCGCGACTGGTTGAACCGTTCGCGGGTTCCTGCGCTGTGATGATGGCAACAGACTATCCTCATTATCTTGTCGCGGATATTAACCCTGATTTAATTAATCTGTATCGCACCATCGCAGAGGATTGCGAAAACTTTATACTGCGGGCAAAAGCAGTGTTTGAAAGCTTTGTACTGGCTGAAAATTATTACCGGGTGCGTGAGGCTTTTAATCATGACCGTGAAATAAATACTTTTCACCGCGCTGTTTATTTCCTCTATCTCAACCGCCATTCATACCGTGGGCTTTGCCGTTATAACCAGAGCGGCGGCTTTAACGTCCCGTTCGGGAATTACAAAAAGCCTTATTTCCCGGAAACGGAAATACGTGCCTTTGCAGAAAAAGCAAAACGCGCCACGTTTGTCTGCGCCAGCTTCGACGAAACCCTGAATATGCTGGAACCGGGTGACGTGATTTACTGTGATCCACCTTATGACGGTGTGTTTACCGGTTATCACTCCAGCGGCTTTAAGGAGGATGATCAATATCATCTTGCGTCCATTCTTGAGCGCCGTTCATCAGAAGGTTACCCGGTTGTTGTATCCAACAGCGACACCTCCTTAACCCGTTCACTCTATCGCAATTTCGTTTATCACCGCATCACGGCCAGGCGTAGTCTCGGCGTTGCTGCCGGTGAAAGTAAGTCGGCACCAGAAATTATCGCCGTATCCCGCCGCCCCAAACAAACGGCGTGGTTCGGGATTGATTTAGCCCGTGACCGCGATTGCCCGGTAGAAGTGCATCTGTAAATGACTGATACCGTTTTTGCTTACGCATGGAACGCACCCCGCGCCGCTGTCGGAGCTTATAAGGCTGACGACAGTGAGCGTGGTATCCGTTATCTGACACCTGACGGTAAGCGTAAGTTTCTATCTGCGATGGAGCTGGCGGAAACCGATGAAAAACCAGACCGCAGCAAGGCCGCCCGCCGCCGTCTGGCTTCGTTGCCTCATTACGTCCGCAGTTTTTATGCGCGCAAACTGGAGCAGATGGACGCGAAGGGCAAAAAAGCCGCCGATAACTGGCTGTTAAATACCTTTGAGCGCCATGTCCTTTCCCGTATTGACCATGTGAATGACCGTTACCTGCCGAATGCGACGTTACCGGCGGCCCTGTTGCCGCTGCGTAATGAGTTTTTCCGCCTGTTGTGGGCCGGTAAAAAAGAGCTGAAACGCCTGGCGCATAGTCTTGCTGATATCCTGCAAACCGAGTTTATGCGCGAGTTTGATTTCCAGTATGAACGCACCACAGATCCGCACTTTTCCACCGTTTCGGCTTATGGGCGGATGGGGTTTCTTGCTTCTCATCTGAATACCCCCGTTCCGGGCTGGACGGCTTATTGCAATGAAGAACTGGAAGGCGAGGACGCGCTTAAATACGTGGCGCGTATGCAGTCGCCGCAATGGTGGCTTAACCGGCTGCGCCGGATGCATTCCCGCTGGCGCGAACACCTGATGATTGCAGCGGGATATGTTCACAAAAAGGCCGCCTCTTACTGTAGCGATCCCTGCCTTCAGGAGTGGACGGCGCAGAAAAAAGCCAATCGTGAATATCTGAAAGCAATGGAGCTGGAAGACCAGGACACCGGCGAGCGTTTTTCTCTGATCGATAAGGTGGCGGCCAGTACCGCAAACCCGGCTAACCGTCGCCGTGAGTTAATGGCCCGGATGCGTGGCTTTGAAGATATAGCTAACGAGATGGGGCTGGCCGGTGCCTTTTTCACACTGACCGCGCCCTCGAAATATCACGCGATGCAGCATAACGGTAAACGCAACGGTAAATATAACGGTGCTTCCCCCCGCGATACCCAGCAATATCTTTGTAAGGTGTGGGCGCGTACCCGTGCGGCATGGTTACGCAACGGGATCAGGGTGTTCGGTTTTCGCGTCGCTGAACCACATCATGATGAAACTCCGCACTGGCATCTGTTGCTGTTCATGAAGCCGGAAAATATTACCCTGGCTCGCGATATTTTTCAGGAGCAAGCCCTTAAAGAGGATGGAAACGAACCGGGCGCACTTGAAAACCGGTTTGAAATGAAACTTATCGATAAAGAAAAAGGCAGTGCCACCGGGTATATCGCAAAATACATTTCCAAAAATATCGACGGTTATCAGCTGGATGGTGATACCGACGACGAAACCGGAAAACCACTGAAAGAAATGGCCCGCCGCGTGAGCGCGTGGGCTTCCCGCTGGGCTATCCGTCAGTTTCAACAGATTGGCGGCGCGCCGGTTACGGTATGGCGCGAGCTGCGCCGACTCGGTGATCGTGAGCTGGTTTTGCATCCTGAAATTGAGCACGTAAGAGCGCCCGCAGATGCCAGCACCTGGGCGGGGTATGTCATGGCGCAGGGCGGGCCGCTTGTAGCCCGTGACGAACTGCGTGTTCGCCTGTGCTATGAGGTCACCGAAAACGGCAATATTTACGGCGATGATGTATCCAAAATAGCCGGGATCTACAGCCCGTTTGCGCTCACCGATTCCGCAATTTATACCCGCACCACGCAGTACAAAATCGTGCCGAAGCGTAAGCAGGATGACGCTTCTGGTTTTGATTTTGACTTTTCAGGCGGCAGCGCCGCCCCTCGGAGTTCTGTCAATAACTGTACGCGGGAGCCGCGAACGGTTGAAAAAAATACACTTCAGGAAAGCACCGTCATAGCTGACGGTGCCAGCTGCGCTATTGATTACGGCAATCTGACGCGGAAGGAAAAGAAAGCAGTCGCAGCGCGGCTATCAGCTGAGTTTAAAGCGGAGCAACAGCGCAGGCGTGAGCGGCGAAAACGCCAGCCGGTCTTGCGCCAGCCTGGCGAACGGGCTGAAAAAATCCGCGAATTTGCCAGCTCCATCGGCTGGGATATCGGAGAAACAGAAGTTGGCCTGTTGCTGGCCGGTCAGCGTATTGCCCTGGACGGTGTTTTCTATGTCGCCCGAAGTGACGGCGCACTCTACAGAACGCGGGAAAAATTGCCGCAATCCACTGCGACAACGGTCAACACCTGGGTAACGCGGCTACGGTCGGCTTATCAAAATCAGGGGCAGAAATAACCATGTGGTACCAAGCCCTTCATGGTCATTTCCGATCATGCTGGCCATTTCATCGAGTAAGGCCATTTTTAACCATGCTGCAGAAGAAACGGAGAAAAAATGAGCTATCTGGGAAGTAAAGCCGCCAGCGGCGTCTATCAGAAAATTATCGCGCAAATGCCACCGCATGATACCTACATAGAAACCCATCTCGGCGGCGGCGCGATAATGCAGCGCAAGCCGCCTGCATTACGCAACGTGGGAATTGATCTGGATGCGGAGGCGCTACAAAACTTCGTTTTTACCCATCAGCTTTCACATTTGAGCCTGGTAAACCGTGACGCAGTTGATTATCTGAAAGCGTTTAATTTTGCCAGCGCCGGACGCGTTTTGATTTATGCTGACCCGCCCTATTTGCCGGAAACCCGCACCAGTAATGCGCGTTATCGATTCGAATACACGGTAGAAGACCATCGCCGTTTGCTGTCCTGTCTTCTGGATCTGCCGGAAAATGTGAGCGTCATTTTATCCGGCTATCCGTCTGCGCTTTATGACTCAATGCTGCCGGAATGGCGCACCTGCGAATTTCAGGCAATGACACGCGGTGGGGTCAGAACGGAAAAACTATGGATGAACTTTTCAGAAGGTCGGGCTTATACCCATACCTTCGCAGGTAAAGATTACAACGACAGAAACCGCATTAAGCGTAAGGCCAGACGCTGGCAGGAAAAATACGCGGCGCTTCCAGCCGCGGAGCGACTGGCGATCATGACCGCCCTGAATGAAATTGACGCATCGTCATAATTTCAAAGGGTTATCAGTTTAAGCATATATCAATGATGTTCATACTTTTTGACTGCAATCACTTTTAAATTTTTCTCATAACGTGCTACTGTATATTTATACAGTAATCCTATCGGGAGGGATTTCATGGTTGTTGAAGAAGTCAGCCGTACCCAGCACAAATGGGCCTGCGTGCAATTCATTGCGGAAGTTTCGTTGTTAGCAAACTGCAAGCCATCTGATCTGAAGCTGGCGTTAAGCCTTATTGCCGATTTGGCAAACGGTGAAAATCAGGATGCTGAAAAAGAAATTTTTTATAAAGCCGACTAAGCTGGCGGGTGCGTCTGATTAAAAATCAGCCAGAGCCATCCCCTTCCATGTCATGCATGTCTATGCTGCATGAAAATGAAGGATCCAAAAAGGATCGTTACTCCCTTCACCCGCCTTCTCTGGCGGGCTTTCTTTATGCTCATGCATCTGCATGAAAACCCATACACAAAGCGGGCAGGCGTGGCGGGGCTACGAGCGCGCGCTTTGGTAAATCAAAAAAGAACAAACATTTACTTTGAGGCGTCAGATGTTTGATGAGGTGTGAACTAAGTTGTAGAGAAAGTGTCAACCAACATGTAAACTACAAATTAAATATTATTTTTAATAAACATTAACGATAGGAGGGCGACATGGGCGACACCGCACGTATGTCCAAGGCACCCGTTTACTATGCACTGATCCAAGCCAGATTTACCCCGGTTAGGGCAATGAAAAAATACGTGGATGACATTCAAGATGCCTTGCGTTTAAAAGGATATCCATTGTATGAGGAAAATACCTCAACACAGTTTAGGTTCGAATTCAAAAATCCGGGTGATGCCCCGGTTCCTGCCTTGGATACAGTACAGCATTGGTACATGAGCAATGCTCAAAGAACTGCCGGCTTTGTGTTATCAAACGATTTTATTACCTTCCAAACTATGGATTACGGGACGCACGAAGATTTTATCCAAGAGTTTTTGTTGGGACTTTCGCAGATTTTCGAGTATGTAAGTCCAGCTTTAGTGACACGTCTTGGTATGCGTTACTTAGATGCCGTGCTACCGGGAGAAGGTGAAAATATAGAACAGTACTTGTGCGATGGTTTGCACGGGGTGCAGCTTGGCTTGCAACCTATACAATCGGTAAATGAGCAAGTTTTTCAGACAAAGGTTGGACCACTTATAGAAACCGGAGTTTTAGTTGCTCGCATCCATAAAATGCACGGTCAGCTAGCTTTTCCTCCAGACATGATCCCTGTAGGAGTAGAATTATTAGAACGTTTTCGTAACACCCCAGTAAGCAGGCATGGCATTATTGATACAGACCATTATGTTGAAGGTAATATGCCACCAGAGCTTGCACACATTAGCGCTCAGTTGCATTCTTTACATGGAGTTATAAAAGAATCATTCAATAAAATGATTACACAATATGCACTCCAGAGATGGGCTTAACAGGAGGTACGAATGAATGCATCTATGACTGGTAGCACTATAGCGCTGCCTCGTTACGTCCCCGGGTTCAATAGCTCTTTTGTTGATGGTTCTTCGTTTTCGCTGGATAGCACTGGCGCTAATTTCTTATTAAAAAATCTGTCAAATTGGTGCAAATACGTTCAATCGAAAACGACAGTTAATATTGCGGTAAACGACGATAGCCTGATGCAGGCTGGCACGAAAGCGATTGATTTACGTACAATTTCAGATCATATGCATAACGTTAAGTCTGTGATTGCACCATCAATGTCAGAACTAGCTAAAGACCTCAATGTTACGAGACAAGCGTTATACAAATGGCTGTCAGGAGAAAGTCAACCGGATGTACAAGCTAACGTCGATTACATTGTAGAGCTAAGTAAAATGGCTGATAGACTTAACGAAGCAGGGGTCAAAAATGCCAAAGCTCTCGTAAAGATGAAGGTCTTCGATGGCTTATCAGTCATGGATATTGTAAAGCAAGGTAAAAAGTGGGAGCGATCTGTCGAATTCCTCATCGCAGAGCATCAATTAATGCGAGAAGCAGCTAAAAAAGCCAAATTGGGCACAAGCAAAGCTTCGCCTTCAGAGGATTGGAAATCTGGCATTTCTATCCCGGGATCTGGCGTGATTGAGTAAAAATATTTATGTTAGAAACTGGAACACCTTGGCGTCAGAGCCATGTACTCAAACATGAAGATGCTGTCTCCTTAGGCCTTGTAAGGCCTGAGGAGGAAAACATCAAAGTAGTTGTTGTTACTCATGATTGTGACTTGCAAAGTACTTCAGATGCTTTTGTTGAGTTGATTCCAGGAGCATTGAAGAAAAGCGAGAAGCAGTTCACAAGGGCTAAACATCCGCGTAGGTTAGATCTATGTTTCGATAATCCAACTGAGCATGGTTTCGATGCTATACAATTGCGCCACGAAGATAAATTTATCTTGGAAAAAGAAAGATTTACTTTTCAAGAGCCGGATGATGCATTTATTGTTTCTGCTATTGAGAAACAGGGTTTGAAGCAGTGGTTAGCGGCTAAATATGGCAGACCAGCTTTTCCAAATGTTTTTGAAGAAAGATTAAAGCTTGGCTCCACAAAAAGGAAACCTTTCGACAAAGCCATTGCGCAAATTGTTACTAATTATTCCGATCACTTGATAGGCGTGTTCTTTGATTTGGGAGAAAATCGATTTGAAGATCTTGCCGAAGGTATCCCATACGAACTAAGCATTTATTTAGTTTATGATGCTATTGATGGGGGAAAGGCTGCTAGAGAAAATGCTGAAAAAGCATGTGTTGAACTGGAGGATTTGTTTATTACAGTGCACGGTGAGCCAGCAGAATCACAAACAATAGCTTTGGATTCATGCAATCCTGTCGCAGATACGGAGTTCAGTTTATATGAGCTTCGTAGAATGGATCAATGGCGAGTTGAGTATATTAGCCTACAAGATGAATTCGCCGGAGATTTTTTGGGAGCCGCAGAATAAAGCTAGGCGCTTATTACAAAGCGCCTAAAAGCATATTAATGCAGTGAATAATCAGCAAAAATCACTACTTCTTCTCCCACCCAGTCATTCAGTTCGCTCATTCGTTTCTGAAGCGGGATCAGCTCATTGCGCACAAAAACTTTTGCCGCCTTTTCTACGTCACCAAAGCCGCCGGTATTGGTCGGGATAATCCCCATCAACTGAGGCGGCACCCGGTGCGCGGCCAGCATGTCATCTCGTGACACGTTTTTAATGTTCATAAACTCATCCTTTGCCGCCACTTCCGACAATGGGATGATCTGAATCCCGTCTTTCTTCCCGTTCGGGCTGTACATAAACAGGTTGCGGAAGTTGCCCGGCCCTTTCGATTTTTTCAGCGCCTCGCGGATATTATCCACATCCTGCTGGTTCGCTGCCGGGTCGCTCATGTACATGATGAATCCCGCGTGTGAGCCGTTCAGGTAATACTTACGGCGAAACAGTGTGGCCGACTCGTTAAGCAGGGTTGACGGGATGGCGGACAGGTATTCCGGCAGGCCGTAAATCTCCTGGTTCAAATCCGGCTCCATCAGGTGAAACACGCGGCCCGCGTCAAACTGGTACGGATCCTTGTTGTAGCCGTACTGCACAAACCAGTAGGTATCAAGGTCCGTACCGCGCCGGGTAAATTTCGCCAGCGATGGCTCAAGGCTCAACGTCTGGCCCAGCCGGTTAACGCGCTGCTCAAGGTAGCTGTTACCAAAAGTTAGGAAGTCCAGAGCGAACCGGGAAAAAGCCTGCTTTGACAGCCAGCGATGCGGGATAAACGTACTCGTCAGGATGTTGCGCTTTACGTAAATTGCACTGCTGTGGTGGGGGGCTGCCCGGAACGTGCGCGCCAGCCCGTCCAGGCTGATAGGTGGCTCATACCACCGATCCACCTGAACGCATTCCAGATAATCCATCAGTTCACGCCGGTCCAGAACGGGAACCGGCTCACCGAATGAAAACGCCTCCGCATGTGCGCCGCCGGATTGTTCCGTCATTTTTACCTGCTGGCTGCCCGGCGCTTTGCGGTTTTTGCGATTACCCATTAAAAAATCTCCACGATATTGCTGTTGTTAACGGTGGTGCCTTCCAGCGGTTCATTGAACAGCGCATGCATGGTTGCCCAGGCCAAATCTGCGTGGCTGGCTTCCTCGCTGCGGCTGGCTTCATAGGTCGGACGATTGCCGCTGGCCGTGGTGGCGCGGCGGATGGCCATAAATGACTGCGCGATATCGGTCAGGCCCGCGTCATATTCCAGACGGCGGTGGCTGATAATGTCGTATGCCTTCAGGACCAAGGCGTTTTTCACGTTCGGGTTGTAAACAAACTCGCGGGCCGCCGGGAAAAACTGCTTAACGGACTTATAAACGCCATCGCCCACGCCGGTGGAGTCGATGCCGATATAGGTCACGTTGTATTTTTTCGTCAGTTCTTCGATGGCCTTCGCCTGGGCGCGGAAGTCCATGCCGCGCCACTGATGACGTTCAAGAATGCGGAACTTGCCGCCCGGCACATCCGGCGGCGCGATAACCACGCACCCGGCGCTGTCGCCGTTCTGGGTTCCCTTTGCCGGGTCGTAACCAATCCAGACCTGACGCCAGCCAAACGGGCGGATCATCAGCGGTTCGAAGTCGTCCCACACTTCCCAGCTGTCCACCATACAGGCCTGCATCAGCGCCAGTGGGAACACCGACGCCAGGTCATCCACAAACTGGCACATCAGCAGGTTCTGGAATTCGTCCGGGCTGTATTCCAGGCTGAGCTGATCGAGGTCGAACAGGTTACAGCCGCCGCGCACCGCGTCTTCAATGGTGACAATCTGGCGAAACTGGCCGTCCGGGCAGAGCGCGCCGGGTGACAGGTGGGCGTGAGAAAGGTCGATCTCCACCCGGTCTGCTTTGGCGCGGCCCTTGTTGAACAGCGCGCCGGACCAGAACGGGTACGCGCTGTGGGTCAGGCTGGACGGGGTTGAAAAATAGGTCTGACGCCATTTTTTATGTAGCGCCATCCCGGAGGCGACCTTGCGCAGTTCCTGGAATTTCGGGATCCAGAAATATTCATCCAGGTACAGGTTGCCGTGATAACTCTGGGCGGTGCGGGCATTGGTCCCCAGAAAATACAGCGTGGCCCCGTTGCTGAGTGTCATCGGGTCGCCCTTCAGTTCGACTTCCACCTCGCGGGCAAACTCAATGATGTACTGTTTGAAAACGTGGGCCTGTGCCTTACTGGCGGAAAGAAAAATCTGGTTGCGCCCGGTGATAAGCGCATCAATCAGCGCCTCGCGGGCAAAATAAAACGTCGCGCCAATCTGTCGGGATTTAAGCAGGTTGCGTATGCGGTGAATTTTGCCCGCCTCCCACCACTGCCGCTGGTAGTCAAACGCGGAGCCGTGGAAAATCTCTTCCAGCTTCTCGATCTGCTCGTCGGAAAACACATTCTTTTCCGGCGGCTTGCGCGGGCCTTTGTTACGGTTGGCTACTTTCGGGTTCAGGTCGGCTTCATTGCCGCCGTTGTTAAATTTCCCGATGCGCGCCTGCTGCACCGCCTGGCGGGACAGTAAATCAATTTCCTTGTAATCCTTCCCTTCCTTCTGCTCCTTCATGACGAGCTGGCAGTAGCGCGCCGCCGTGGTGAGCTGCATCTGATCCAGTGGGCCTATGTCAGCCCACTTGTCACGCTTTTTCCAGCTGTGAACGGTCGCGGGTTTCTCTCCCAGCATTTCAGCAATGCGGGCGATACGGATCCCACTGAAATACAGGAACATGGCCTGTTTTCGCGGGTCGAGGTCTGAACTGATGGGCGTCGTATTCATGCCGCCAGACTACGGCCCCGCGCGCGTCTTCTCCGCTTCTGGCTGTTGTGCCATTTCCGGCACAATGCCGCCGCGTTGTTTCGCCGTCCGCACCCCGCAACCATAAAGGCTCACACGTCGTTATGAACTAACCGGAGCCGGAAACATGGCAAAAAAAGCAAAGCGTTTTCGTGTCGGGGTGGAAGGTGCCACCACGGACGGGCGCAATATCGAGCGCGACTGGCTGACCCAGATGGCCGCGAATTACGATCCGCAGGTTTACACCGCCCTGATTAATGTCGAGCACATCAAGGGTTTCACGCCGGACAGCCCGTTCCGCCGCTTCGGGAAGGTTGACCGCCTGGAAGCTGAAGAAATCACCGACGGCAAACTGGCGGGAAAAATGGCGCTGTATGCCTGGATTTCCCCGACGGACGATCTGGTCGCCATGACCGGCAAAATGCAGAAGCTGTTCACGTCCATGGAAGTGAACGTCAGCTTTGCGGACAGCGGCGAAGCCTATCTGGTTGGCCTGGCGGTCACTGACGATCCGGCAAGCCTCGGCACTGAAATGTTGCAGTTCAGCGCAGGCGCGGCAAACAGTCCGCTCGCCAATCGCAAACTGGCCGCCGGTAACCTGTTTACGGCTGCTGAAGAAACCCTCATCGAATTTGAAGACGAGCCGGAAGAAAAGCCGAATCTCTTCACCCGCGTTAAAGAGCTGCTGACCCGTAAATCCGCTGACGATAAGGCGAAGTTTGCCGACGTGCATCAGGCAGTGGAAGCGGTGGCGCAGGAGCACCAGACCCTGTCCGCCACCGTGGACGGGATCGGCACCGCGCAGACCGGGTTTTCCGCCCGCCTGGATGAAATGCAACAGACCATTGAATCCGGTCGTGCGGAGCTGGTCAGCCTGCGCGAAAAACTTTCCGCTGAAGACAGCCGCAGCGACCGCCGCCCGACAGGCACCGGCGGGAACGGCAGCGCTGAACAACTCACCAACTGCTGACGGAGTTACAGCACAATGAAAAAAACCACCCGCTTTAAATTCAATGCGTATCTGACCCAGCTCGCGACGCTGAACGGCGTCGCCGTGTCGGATATTGCATCGAAGTACACCGCTGAGCCATCCGTCGCGCAGACGCTGGAAACCAAAATTCAGGAGTCATCCGGCTTCCTGCAAAAAATCAACATCATCCCGGTGGATGAGCAGTCCGGCGAGCGTCTGGGGCTGGGTATCGGTGCCTCCATTGCCGGAACCACCGACACCACCCAGAAAGAGCGCGAACCCACCGATCCGACCTATATCGACGGCGAAGGGTACAAATGTACCCAGACCAACTACGACACGGCACTGCCGTATTCAAAGCTGGACCTGTGGGCCAAATTCCAGGACTTCCAGACCCGCATCCGCGATGCGATTGTTCTTCGCCAGGCACTGGACCGCATCATGATCGGCTTTAACGGCGTGAAGCGTGAAAAGACCTCCAACCGGGAAACCTACCCGCTGTTGCAGGACGTCAACATCGGCTGGCTGGAGAAAATTCGCCAGGAAGCGCCGGTGCAGGTACTGGATAAAATCGTCAGCGAAGGTCAGGTGATCTCCCCGAAAATCCGCATCGGAACCGGTGGTGACTTCGCAAACCTGGACGCACTGGTGCTGGGCGCAGTGAGTGAAAAAATTGCGCCGTGGTATCAGGAAGACACCGAACTGGTGGTGGTATGTGGCCGCTCGCTGCTGGCTGACAAGTATTTCCCGATTGTGAACCGCGACCAGCCCAACTCGGAAACGCTGGCGGCGGACCTCATCATCAGCCAGAAACGCATCGGCAACCTGGCCGCCGTGCGCGTTCCGTTCTTCCCTGCGAACGCCATGCTGATCACCCGCCTGGATAACCTGTCCATCTACTGGCAGGACGGCACCCGCCGCCGCTCGGTTATCGACAATCCGAAGCGTGACCGCGTGGAGAATTTTGAGTCCGTCAATGAAGCCTATGTGGTCGAGGATTACGACGGCGTTTGCCTGATTGAAAACATCGAGATGCTGGCCGCTCAGGGTAATGGTTCATCCGGCGCGCTGACTGCCGACAACATCCAGGCGCTGGTCGCGGCTGCGGTTCAGGGCGTGATCGATGGTCAGAACGCCGCAGGCGGCACCGGGGCGTGACCATGAACCCTTTCCGCGCCCACACGCAGTATATCCAGGCTAAGGAGGCCGCCCGCGAGGGTGGCAGCCACAGCGGGGCGAGCGGCTACAACATGATGTTGTTGCAGCTCACCGAACACCGCCGCCGCCTGAAGGGGATCCAGTCAACCGAGCGTAAGTGCGAGCTGAAACGGGAATTTCTGCCGCTCTATGCCGGGTGGATTGCCGGGTTGCTGGAAGCGGATTCCGCACCGCAGGACGACGTGGCGATGTACCTGATGATCTGGCGCATTGATGCCGGTGACTACACCGGCGCGCTGGATATCGCCCGCCATGCCCTGAAGCATGGCTGGGTGATGCCGCAGCGTTTCAACCGCACCACGGCAACGGCTGTTGCTGAAGAGTTTGCCGATGCCGCGATGCGCGCCTTTGCGGATGGCGGCACCTTCAACGCCGCGCTGCTGACGCAGGCGCTGGCGCTGGTCGAATCCCACGATATGCCGGATCAGTCCCGCGCCCGTCTTCACAAGGCGCTGGGCTATGCCCTGCGGGATAACGATCAGGCCGTCGCCGCGCTGAACCATCTTAAACGCGCCCTGCAACTGGACAACAACAGCGGTGTGAAAACCGACATCAAGCAACTGGAATCCCGGTTGCGAAAGGCCGCAAGCGGCTGACGAATCGTGCCAACGCGCGGGGCGGCACGGGGTGGCGACAGGCTGTAAGCCGCATCAAAACCCCGTCCACCGCCCAACTTTTGGGAGTAACGGAATGAATATGAAATTCGTTTCACCGGAGCCGGTGAAGGACGGCGCGCAGGACACCATCACCAACACGCCTTTCTGGCCTGAGATCAGTCTGTCGAAATTCCGCCAGGACATGCGCACTGACGGCACGGTCACCCCGGAACGGCTGCGCCAGGCACTGCTGACCGCCATGGCCGAAGTGAATGCCGACCTCTACGAGTTTCGCGAGAAACAACAGGCCAGGGGATGCGCGGATTTAAACAGCGTACCGGCGGAGAGTATCGACGGTGAAAGCCAGCGGGTGATGCTGTACCGCCGTGCGGTGTTCTGCTGGGCGAAAGCCAATCTGGTTGAACGTTACCGGGACTTTGACGCCACCGGTGAAGGCAAAAAAAAAGCGGATGAGTATGCACAAACGGCGGACGAACTGATGCGGGATGCCCGCTGGGCCATTTCCCGTGTTCAGGACTTACCGCATATGACGGTGGAGCTTATCTGATGAAAGTCCGGGCGCAACAGAATGACACGGTTGACGCCATCTGCTGGCGTTATTACCGGCGCTCGCAGGGCATGACGGAAGCCGTCCTGAATGCCAACCCCGGACTCGCGGAGCGGGGGCCGATCCTGCCGCACGGGCTGGAAATTGAACTGCCCGAACAGGTGCCTGCGGCTGTCGCCCGGACCATTCAACTCTGGGAGTGATGATGAGTATTGAGCGGATGATGTCGGCGCTGACATATTTCATCGCGCTGTTTCTGGCCTGGCTGGGTGATTTCTCGCTTCAGGATCTGGGAACGGTGCTTGCCATGGTGCTGGGTGTGGCGGCGTTCGCGCTGTCCTGGTATTACCGGCGCAAAACCTACCAGTTACTGGCCGCCGGGGCGATCAGTCGGGAGGAGTATGAACGCGCAAATCGTTAAACGCTGTGTGATTGGCGTGGTGCTGGCGATTGCCGCCACGCTGCCGCAGTTCCAGTTGCTGAAAACCTCGCCGCAGGGGCTGGCGCTGATTGCCGATTATGAGGGTTGCCGTCTCACGCCGTACCGCTGCGCCGCCGGTGTCTGGACTAACGGGATCGGACATACCGAAGGCGTCGTGCCGGGGAAAACCCTTAACGAGCATCAGGTGGCCGCGAATCTCGTCAGCGACGTGTTACGGGTGGAAAAGGCGCTGGCCGTCTGCGCGCCGGTGGACATGCCGCCGCAGGTGTATGACGCACTGGTCAGCCTGGCGTTTAACGTCGGCACCGGCGCGGTGTGCCGCTCCACGATGGTGTCGTTTATCAAACGGCACCAGTGGTGGCAGGCGTGTGATCAGCTGTCGCGCTGGGTCTACGTCAACGGAGTGAAAAACAACGGGCTTGAAAACCGCCGCGCGCGGGAAAAGGCGTGGTGCTTAAAAGGAGTGAATCCATGAAACGTAAAGTGATTTCTTTTGTGCTGGATGTGGTGCTGACGCTGATGCTGATCGCGGGCTTGATGAAACCGGAAAGCGTGGCAGTGAATTTTGTGGTGGCGTGGGCCTGGCTGGGCTGCGCGCTGTGCCTTGCGGCAATGGCAACCGGCATGGCGGGCCATGTTATCTGGTACGTGTTTGAAAAGGGCAAGGTCCCGGATGCGGAATCGCAGGCGCTGAAGGCGGTACGCGCCATTTTTAACCCGGAGATATCCCCGCTGCGCCGGTGGTGGTCCTGGGCAATGTTTGCCGGGATCGTGGTCTGTCTGATTAACGCGGGCTGGCTGGTAGTGGCAATTGTTTATCTGTTCTGCGCTGTGGCATTCCGGTTTACAGCCTCGGTTTATCGTCAGCTGATGGCGGATGCACCATGCACCGTGGCGTAGTGGTGGTTCTGGCGGCGCTGGCTGGCCTGCTGGCCTTTATGGGCTGGCGGCTGAATGAGGCGCATCAGGCTATCCGCAGCCGTGACCGGGACATTGCGGCCCTGTCTGAAAAGCTGAGCGACAAAAGCGGCCAGCTCCTGGCCGTGGATATGGTGGCCCGGATGAATGACGCCTTTCAGGCCAGTCTACAGCGCAACACGGAAGCCATTCACGCGGCGGCCACAGAACGTCAGGCAATGATTAAGGGGGTGATCCGTGGAAGTGAAGAAAATGCGCGCTGGGCTGATGCTCCTTTGCCTGCTGATGTTATCCGCCTGCAAAACCGCCCCGCCCTTACCGGCGGCACAGGTTATCACGCTTTCCTGTCCGGCGGTGACCCGCTGCCAGCTTCCGGCAAGCAACCCGACAACCAACGGTGAACTGCTGGAAGCCAAAGAAACAGCGGAAACCGCCTGGGGGCTGTGTGCCGCGAAGGTGGATGTGATCGTGGACTGTCAGGAGAAACTCAGTGAAAAAGCCCGATTCCCTGCGCCAGGCCATCAGTGACGGGCTGGACGTTCTGAAGAAAAACCCCGATGCCCTGCATCTGTTTGTGGATGAAGGAACGGTGGTCAGTACCGGGGTTCCGGCCCCTGGCTGGGAATATCGCTACACCCTGAATGTGGTGGTAACCGATTACGCCGGGGATCCGAATCTGCTGATGGCCGTCGTCTGCAACTGGCTCACGATTCATCAGCCCGATGCGATAAATAACCCTGAGCTACGGGAAAAGCTGTTCCGGTTTGAGGTGGATATCCTGAATAACGGTCTCTGCGATATCGCCCTTTATCTGGCGCTGACGGAGCGCGTCATTGTGACGGTTGATAACGGGGTAGCAACGGTGGAAGCCGTACCAGAACCAGAAAACCCGGAAGACAGCTACTGGATCCGCCATGGCTGACTTTAAAGAAATTGAAGGGTGGCTGGATGCGCTGATAGCCCAGCTTGAACCGGCGCAGCGGCGAAAACTGTTGCGGGATGTCGCAACAAAAATCAGGCAACAACAACAACAGAATATCAGGATGCAGAAAAACCCGGACGGGAGCGCCTACGAGCCGCGCCGGGTATCGGGCCGCGCCAAAAAAGGCCGCGTACGCCGCCAGATGTTCAGCAAACTGCGCACCGTGCGGTATATGAAAACCCGCGTGACGGCCAGCGCGGCTGAGGTGGGGTTTGATGCCAGGGCGCTGCGTATAGCCCGCGTTCACCACTACGGACTGCGTGACCGGGTGAGGCCAGGGGGGCCGCAGGTGACGTATGCACGGCGTGAACTGCTGGGCATAACTGACGCATCTGAAGAACTGATCAGAGAACTCATTATCGAGCATCTGGCGCGCTGATTGTCTGGTGCCTGAAACAACAGCCGGGACTAATCGCCACGCGGCAACAATGGAAAACTGATGTTATGAAAACAGAATTCAGCCTTGCCGAACTATACCGCCTGCTACTGAACCTCATCAGAAAGGGTGTGGTGACAGACGTGGACGCGGAAAACTGGCAGTGTCGGGTCCAGACCGGCGATCTCGAAACCAACTGGCTTAACTGGCTGACCCTGCGCGCCGGTAAATCCCGCACATGGTGGAAGCCGTCCGTGGGTGAACAGGTTCTGGTACTGGCAGTGGGCGGCGAGTTAACCACGGCGTTTGTTCTGCCTGGCATCTATTCCGATGCCTGCCCGCCGCCATCCACTTCAGAGGACGCGACGGTGACCGCGTTCCCGGACGGGGGCTGGATTGAGTATGAGCCGGAAACCGGGCGTTACCTGGTAAAAGCCGGGGCCAGCATCATTTTTGATGCGCCGCAAAGCATTGCCATTAAAACCGCGTTGCTGGACATCAAAGCGGACCAGACGGTGATCGAGGGTGAAGTTACCCAGAGCGGCGGCGCATTGTCTTCCAATGGTGTTGTTCTGGATGCTCACGCGCACACCGGCGTAATGAAGGGCGGCGCTAACACGGGCGGGCCAGTCTGATGATGTACATGGGGATGAATCAGCGGACCGGCGAAGCCATCACGGATATCGATCATATTCGCCAGTCCGTGCGGGACATTCTGACCACCCCCGTCGGTTCCCGGATTTATCGACGGGATTATGGCTCGCTGTTTTTATCGCTGATTGATGATCCGATGAACCCGGCGACAAAACTCAGGGTAATGGCGGCAACCTACAGCGCGCTTAACCGCTGGGAACCGCGTATCCGGTTAGACAGCGTCACGCTGGAAACCACCATGGACGGTGAAATGGTCGTGGAGCTTAGCGGCTATCGTGATAACGGTTCCGCTGTGAGCTTAAGTGTTCCGATGGGGAATAATTTATGAGTGCCGTTGATCTTTCATCCCTGCCCGCGCCGCAAATTATTGATGTGCCGGATTTTGAAGCACTGCTTACTGCGCGCAAGGCGCGTCTGGTATCACTTTACCCTGCTGAATTGCAGGACGCGGTTGCCAGCGCGCTTGAACTGGAATCCGAACCACAACTGAAAATCCTTCAGGAAAACTGCTACCGGGAAATTCTGCTGCGTCAGCGCATCAATGAAGCAGTGCAGGCGGTCATTATTGCCCGTTCCGGCGGCGTAGACCTGGACAACCTGGTCGCCAACTTTAACGTGCAGCGTCTGGTCGTCACGCCAGCGGATGAAACCGCCGTTCCGCCGGTTCCGGCGGTCATGGAAAGCGACGAGGATTTACGCCAGCGCGCGCCGGAAGCGTTCGAGGGTTTATCCGTGGCGGGGCCTGAGGCGGCGTATAACTTTCACGCCCGCAGCGCTGACGGGCGGGTAGCAGATGCATCCACGGTCAGCCCGTCACCCGCTGCGGTGGTGGTGACCGTGCTGTCCCATGAGGGTAACGGGCAGGCCAGCCAGGCGCTGTTGGATATTGTAGCCAGCAAACTGAGCGCCGAAACCATCCGCCCGCTGGGTGACCGACTGACTGTTCAGTCCGCTGCGATCACCGAATACCGGGTGGCGGCAAAGCTGCACCTCTTTGATGGCGTGGTGGCCGGTCCCTGTCTCGCGGCAGCGAAGAACAATCTTGCTGCCTATCTGCTTGAGCAAAAGAAGCTGGCGCGCAGTATCCGGCGCGATAACTACAAGGCGGTACTGCGTGTGGCCGGGGTGGACTGGGTGGAGCTGCTGGAACCTGCAGCCGATGTGCTGATGGATAAGTCACAGTCGGGATACTGCACCGCCACAGATATCACCATTGCCGGGGATGCCAATGAATAGCCTGTTGCCGCCGGGATCGTCCGCGCTGGAGCGTCGTCTTGCTGAAGCCTGCGGCGATATCAGCACTGTTCCGGTGCCGTTGCGCGAACTATGGAGTCCCGACACCTGCCCGGAACACCTGCTGCCCTGGCTTGCCTGGTCATTCTCGGTTGACCGCTGGGATGAAGCCTGGCCGGAAGCGGTGAAACGCCAGGTGGTGCGTGATGCGTATTTCATCCACCGCCAGAAAGGTACGATTGCCGCCGTGCGCCGTGTGGTGGAGCCGTTCGGCTTTCTTATCCGGGTGATCGAGTGGTGGCAGTCCGGTGAAACGCCGGGAACCTTTCGCCTGGATATTGGCGTTCAGGATCAGGGCATCACGGAAGAAACCTATCAGGAACTTGAGCGGCTGATAGCGGGCGCAAAGCCGGTCAGCCGCCATCTGGTTGGCCTGTCCATTAACTTGCAGACCACCGGCAGCGTTATCACCGGCGCGGCCAGCTATCAGGGCGATGAGCTGACCGTATATCCGTACTTTGCTGAAGCTATCAGCGTGGGCGGCCCGGCAGTGTCCGGCGCTGCCATCCATTTGATTGACGAGATGAGCGTAAATCCATGACGGCAAAATATTATGCAATCCTGACCACGCTGGGTGCCGCGAAGCTGGCGAACGCCATGGCGCTGGGAACGAAACTGGAAATTACCACCATGGCCGTGGGCGATGGCGGCGGTGTGCTGCCGACACCGGACGCCAGTCAGACCGCCATTGTCGGCGAACAGCGGCGCGCCCCGATTAACATGCTGAGCATTGACCCGGCAAACCCCGGCCAGATTATTGCTGAACAGGTTATCCCGGAAAATGAGGGCGGTTTCTGGATCCGCACTATCGGTCTGTACGATAAGGACGGGACGCTGATTGCGGTGGCAAACTGCCCGGAAACCTACAAGCCGCAGTTACAGGAAGGCAGCGGGCGTACCCAGACCATCCGCATGATTCTGATCGTGTCGAACACTGATGCCATCACCCTGAAAATTGACCCGTCGGTGGTGCTGGCGACCCGGAAGTACGTTGATGATCGCACAATTGAGGTTAAGGCGTATGCCGATGAGCTGATGGCCGCGCATCTGGCCTCCGCTAACCCGCATAACCAGTATGCACCGAAAGCCTCACCAGCCCTGACCGGGACGCCAACCGCGCCGACACCGGCTAAAACGGACAACACAACCAAACTTGCCACCACGGCGCACGTGAAACTGGTCGTGGCGGATTATGCCCCGCTGGCAAACCCGGCGCTTACCGGTAAACCCACCGCCCCGACGGCGGCGCAGACGTCAAACGACACCCAGCTCGCGACCACGGCATTTGTGAAAGCGGCCATCACAGCGCTGATTGATTCCTCACCGGCGGCAATGGACACGCTGAACGAACTGGCCGCCGCGCTGGGTAACGATCCGAACTTCGCCACAACCATGACAAACTTGCTGGCCGCAAAAGCGCCGCTGACAAGCCCGGCACTGACGGGAACGCCGACAGCACCGACGGCAGCGCAAACCGTTAACAATACACAGCTCGCGACCACAGCATTTGTGAAAGCGGCAGTGGCCGCACTGCTGGCAAGCCCGGCGTTTACCGGAACGCCAACGGCCCCGACGGCGGCGCAGACTGTCAACAACACGCAGATTGCCACCACTGCTTATGTAAAAGCTGCGCTGGCTGCCCTGGTGGATTCCTCACCGGCTGCACTGGACACACTGAATGAACTGGCCGCCGCGCTGGGTGACGATCCCAACTTCGCGGCGACCATGACGACAGAGCTTGCAAAAAAAATGGATAAAGCCCGCAACGGGGCGGATATTCCAGACGTAGCGGCGTTTCTCAATAACCTTGGTTTTAGCACATTAACGACAACCTCATATCCGTCCCGAATCTCGTTACTGGGATGGAAAATTATGTTCGGGATTGCCACGGCATCCAGCACGCCTGGAGCAGCAAAAGTCATCACGTTTCCTGAAGCTTTTAAAGCAGAGGCACCGGTACTGATTTTGTCGCCAAATAACGCGTCCACAGCAGCAACTGTGGCCTGGTATGACAATCAGACCAAGACGGGATTTAACCTGCGCTGCAACGAGGCTGTCTCATGTACCTGGCTCGCAATTGGTTAAGGGGAATATATGTACGCAAAATGGGTAGGAACTGATGGCCGCTTTGCTTTCAGCGGCACAGATAATGGCGGTGTTGAGATATCGGAGGCTGATTATTCAGCGCTTTTTGCCGCACAGCAGGCGGGGAAAGTTATTGCTAATGACGGCCAGGGTAATCCGGTAGCAATAGATGAACCCGCGCCAACTGAGGCTGAATTGCAAAGCGCAGCCGTATATCAGAAACAGCGGTTGCTGGATTCAGCACTGCAAGTAACGAGCATCTGGCAGTCCGAGTTACTGCTTGGCTCCATCAGTGACACTGATAAAGCGTCGTTGACAGCCTGGATTGCATACGTCAAAGCGGTGCAGGCAGTCGATACAACAAAACTGCCCGTCACCTGGCCTACGCAGCCGGTACAGTAGGCCAGGCAATATTCGGCGCAGTGCTGATATCAAGGGCCGTCACTGCGTCGATGTAATCCAGCGTGATGTCTAGCCTGAGCTGCTCCGCATCTGTTAGCGCTCTTCCTGCCCGCAGTTTCAGGCTGATGACAGAAATAGACTGGAGCGCTTCATCAATTCTGTTCTGTTTTTCCTGCTCAGCAGCAGCGACATATTGCTCATGTGTTGGGGCTGGCCTGTCAATCAGAACAGGCCAGCCATCAACATCTGAACTGATGATTTTCCCTCCAGCCTGACCGGCCATCAACTCACGCCATTTATCCTCAGTCACATTAACTGCATCTGTTGGGATTTCGGTGTGAAATCCTGTTAAATAAAATCCGTTTGTTTCAGCGCTGTATTGGTACATGTTATTTTCCTATCACAAAATATGACGCAGTTACTGTCCCCTGCAAATCTTTGCCTTTATTGAGCGCAATTAACGATGTTTTATTGGCTAAATTCGCGGCCGGGACATACAGCGTAATTCCGTCAACGGCCCCGGCTGTTTTGTCATTCATTGAAGTAAAAACCTGAAACGCCCGTTCTTTGAACGCGATAGGATATCCAGCCCCCAGATTCCCCTGGTCTCCAGTTAACGTACCCCACTGCAAGATCAGCCCTCCGGGCCAAATCAGATAACCCTCACGCGCGACGGATTGTCCAAAACCAAGGTTTATTGGAATCTTGTTTCGCTTAATGCCATTTCTGATCAGGTTGGCCATGCATGAAAATCCGCTGCAGTACCGTCATGAATGACCGTGCTCGATACAATGCACAGTTGAAATTCAACGGATGAGGGATGATTAAAATGCTGGTTGGCTATGTAAGGGTGTCAACAAATGACCAGAACACCGCATTACAGAAAAATGCACTTGAGTGCGCAGGATGTGAGCTGATTTTTGAAGATAAAATAAGCGGCAAAACGTCAGAAAGACCCGGATTAAAGAAGCTCCTGAAAGTGTTGGCCTGCGGTGACACGCTTATCGTCTGGAAGCTGGATCGGCTGGGGCGAAGTATGCGCCACCTGGTTATCCTTATTGAAGAACTACGACAGCGGGGTATTAATTTTCGAAGTCTCACCGACAGCATTGATACATCCACGCCGATGGGGCGATTTTTCTTTCATGTCATGGGCGCGCTGGCGGAAATGGAGCGCGAGTTAATCGTCGAACGTACCCGCGCCGGGCTTGAAGCTGCCCGTGCGCAGGGGCGTATCGGTGGCCGCCGCCCGAAATTAACAGCGGATCAGTGGGCGCAAGCCGGTCGGCTGATTGCTGCCGGTGAATCTCGTCAGCGTGTCGCCCTGATTTTTGATGTTGGTCTTTCCAGTCTTTACCGGAAGTTTCCCGCAAATTACGCATTGTCTGAATCATGAAACATGGCTGTATAAATGACCAGTAGTTATTGTTTTTGTAACCTGAAAACAGGCACATAAATGAGAAATGATTATGCAGAAGGCGGTTATTGGTCCGGCGACGTTATATTGCGGAGATAGTCTGGAAATTCTGAGTGGTATCGGCGAACAATTTGATGCGGTGGTGACTGACCCGCCCTATTCAAGTGGTGGCATGACCCGAAGTGATCGCGTGGCAAAGCCTTCAGAAAAATACGTTAACAGCACACATTATCATGAATTTTTTGGTGATAACCGTGATACGCGGTCATGGGCGTTCTGGATGACGCAGTGGTTAAGTCAGGTAAACCGGCTTGTCGTTCCGGGAGGTTACGCCATGGTGTTCACCGACTGGCGGCAGCTCCCGACACTGACCGATGTTTTTCAGGCAGGGGGCTTTGTGTGGCGTGGGCTTGTTCCGTGGGATAAGACGCTTTCAAGCCGTGCGCCGCATACCGGATATTTTCGCCATCAGTGTGAATATGTGGTCTGGGGAAGTAACGGACAGCTTCCGAAATGTCAGCATGGTGGCCCATGGCCGGGGCTTTTTACCCAGCGGATTATTCCGTCTCAGAAACTACACATGACAGGAAAACCGGTTGAGCTGATGGAAAAACTTATCGCGCCGGTGATGCCGGGGGGAAATATTCTGGATCCATTTATGGGAAGCGCTTCGACGGGAGTCGCTGCACTGCTCCGGGGTTGCAGGTTCACCGGTATCGAAATGAGCCAGCAATACTTCGATATTTCATGCGGGCGAATAGAAAAGGAACTGGCAGCGCTCGAAACTGGCATATTGTGCCAGTAACAGCACAACGGCGCGAAGCTGTGCGCGCGACATAATCAATTCACCATAGGGCGGAATCCACTCAGGAGGTCCGCCAGATGGCTGAAGATTATCACCACGGTGTCCGCGTTCTGGAAGTCAATGAAGGAACGCGCACCATTCGTACCGTCAGTACCGCTGTTGTCGGGATGGTCTGCACGGCAGACGACGCCGACGCGGCAGCATTTCCGCTTAACACGCCGGTGCTTATTACTGACGTGGTCACAGCGTCCGGGAAAGCAGGCGAAACCGGCACCCTCGCCCGTTCACTGGATGCCATTGCCGATCAGTCCAAACCCGTCACCGTTGTGGTGCGCGTTGAACAGGGCGAGACCGAAGCGGAAACCACGTCGAATATCATCGGCGGCGTGACTGCCCAGGGCAAACGCACCGGCATGAAAGCGCTGCTTACCGCCAATAACCAGCTCGGCGTGAAACCCCGCATTCTGGGTGTTCCCGGTCATGACACACAGGCGGTGGCGTCTGAGCTGTTGAGCGTGGCGCAGTCCCTGCGCGGCTTTGCGTATCTGGCTGCCTATGGCTGTAAAACCGTGCAGGAATGTATCGATTACCGTGCCAACTTCGGCCAGCGTGAAGGTATGTTGATCTGGCCTGATTTTACCGGCTGGGACACGGTGACAAATGCCGAACAGACGATGTACGCCACCGCCCGTGCGCTGGGCCTGCGCGCCAAAATTGACAGTGACACCGGCTGGCACAAGTCGCTTTCCAACGTCGCAGTAAATGGCGTCACCGGGATTTCCGCTGATGTATTTTGGGACTTGCAGGATCCGGCAACCGACGCGGGCCTGCTGAATAAAAACGATATCACCACGCTTATCCGCTCTGATGGTTTTCGCTTCTGGGGTTCCCGCTCCCTGAGTGATGACCCGCTTTTCCAGTTCGAATGCTACACCCGCACCGCGCAGGTTCTGGCAGATACCATGGCAGAGGCTCACATGTGGGCGAATGACATGACGCTGACCCCGTCACTGGCCCGCGACATTATCGAAGGCGTAAAAGCCAAAATGCGCTCACTGGTCAGCCAGGGTTATCTGCTGGGCGGGGACTGCTGGTTTGACGACAGCGTGAACAATAAGGACACCATCAAGGCCGGGAAACTGTGGCTGGACTATGACTACACCCCGGTCCCGCCGCTGGAAAACCTGATGTTCCGCCAGCGTATCACTGACCGTTATCTGGTCGATTTTGCCAGCCAGCTTAAATCCTAAGGGGACGTTATGGCACTGCCACGCAAGGTTAAATACCTGAATCTGTTTAATGCCGGTCAGAACTGGATCGGCCTGGTTGAGTCCGTCACCCTGCCAAAACTGACGGAGAAAATGGAGAAGTACCGGGGCGGCGGTATGCCGGGTTCGGTGGATATCAGTCTGGGCCTGGACGATGGCGCGCTGGATACGGAATTCACTATCGGTGGTACTGAAATCCAGCTGTTCAAGCAGATGGCGACGCCCACTGTGGACGGTGTTCAGTTGCGTTTTGCTGAATCCTTACAACGTGACGACACCGCAGAAGTTTACGCGCTGGAACTGGTTACCCGTGGTCGCTACAAGGAGCTGGATTCCGGTGAACACAAGCAGGGCGACAGCTCAACCACCAAAGTGACCTGCACCAACACTTACGTAAAACTCACCATCAATGGTGAGGAGCTGTATGAAGTGGACACGGTGAACATGGTCTGGAAAGTCGGCGGCGTGGATATGCTTGAAGCGCACCGCGCTGCGCTTGGCCTGTAATTCTTCCGGGCGTGTTTAACGCGCCCGTATTCCTTTATCTGAACGGAAAACATCATGACCAAAGAAACCGAAACCACCGGCACCGAACCACGCAACACCGCAACCGTCACCCTGGACTGTCCGATCCAGCGCGGGAAACAGACTATTGAAACCATCACTGTGCGCAAGCCGCAGTCCGGCGCGCTGCGCGGCACCCGCTTGCAGTCACTGATGGAAATGGACGTGGACAGCATGATGGTGGTGCTGCCACGCGTCACCACGCCGTCACTAACCCGCGAGGAAGTGCTTACCCTGGAGCCGGGCGATCTGTTGCAGTTATCCGTGGAGCTGGTCAGTTTTTTGTTACCGAAGTCGGCAACTGCCGGTTTCCCGACAAATTAACTGTTGATGACTTAATTGCCGATATCGCCACGATCTTTCACTGGCCGCCCGATGTAACCGGCGATATGTCGCTGACAGAACTGCTGGAGTGGCGGCACAAAGCCATTTTACGAAGTGGGGCCGCCGATGAGTGACCGTAACCTGCGCTTGCAGGTTGTATTAAATGCCGTTGATAAGCTCACCCGCCCGTTTAAGGATGCGCGTGCCGGTTCTCAGGAACTGGCCGCCGCCATCAAAAAATCCCGTGATGCCCTGAAACAGCTAGACCAGGCTGGCGCGAAGCTCGACGGGTTCCGCACCCTGCAACAGTCCTTAAAACAGACCGGTGCAGATCTGGCGCAGGCGCGTCTGCGCGCCCAGATGATGACCCGCGAAATGGCGGGGATGGAAAACCCGACAAAGAAACAGACTAAAGCTCTGGAAGACCAGTGGCGGGCCGTGTCACGCCTGGAGAAAAAACAGCAGGAAGAAACCGCGCAGCTAAGCCGGGTCCGGGCGGAGTTGTACCGGCTTGGCATTTCAGCCAAAGACGGCACCGGTGCCACAGAAAAAATCCGCCGGGAAACGGCCCGCTATAACGATGAACTTCGGGAGCAGGAAGCAAGGCTGAAGCGCGTCGGGGAACAACAGCGGCGCGCCAATGCTGCCAGCGCAACGCTTCAGCGTTCAAGAGCATTGCGTAATGAAATTGCCACTACCGGGGCGGGAATGATAGCGACAGGTGTGGCGACCGCCATGCCGCTAATGGCTCCAGTCAGGGCGTACTCAGAATCGGAAGAGGCAGCGACCCAACTGGCGGCTTCTATGATGGCTCCGGGCGCAAAGGTGCTGCCTGAATATGAGCAAATAAATAAGCTGGCGCTTCAGCTCGGTGACCGCCTGCCCGGCACTACGGCAGATTTTCAAAACATGATGACGATGCTTCGCCGTCAGGGAATGTCAGCAACAACGATCCTTAATGGCCTTGGTGAGGCTACGGCATATCTCGGCGTACAACTGAAGCTACCCGCGACAGAAGCCGCAGAATTTGCAGCAAAACTACAGGACGCCACCGGGACGACAGAAAAAGACATGATGGGCCTGATGGATGTGATCCAGAAAGGTTTCTATGCCGGTGTTGACCCGAATAACATGCTTAACGGTTATGCAAAAATTTCCAGTGCTATGTCCATTCTCAAAGTTAAAGGGCTGGAAGCGGCAAAAGTTTTTGCGCCGTTGCTTGTAATGGCCGACCAGACAGGCATGGCAGGTGAGTCAGCAGGAAACGCTTACCGCAAGGTTTTCCAGGCTGCCATGAACAAGGATAAAGTAACGGGGGCTAATGACGATCTTAAGGCCGCAGGTTATAAAATCCGACTCTCTTTCAGTGATGGGAAAGGCGAATTTGCGGGGCTTGAGTCGCTTTATCAACAGTTGCTGAAGCTAAAAAATGTTTCTACAGAAATGCGGCTCGCCACCCTGAAAGGCATCTTTGGAGATGATGCGGAAACCCTCCAGGTTCTGAATATCATGATTGATAAAGGAATGGAGGGCTACCGTGATGCGGAAGAGAAATTGCAGGCGCAGGCATCCCTGCGTGAACGTGTTGATTCCCAGCTTAAAACGCTTGGTAACCGCTGGGAAGCGGCGACCGGCTCCTTTACCAACGCATTAGCTACGATAGGCGCGACCGTTGCACCTGAAATGAAACAACTGGCTGACTGGCTCGGCAATTTGGCAAACCGTCTCAATCAGTTTGTTCAGCAACACCCGAAACTAACATCTGCGATTTTTAAGGTGGTCGCCGGTTTCGCAATAGTTACTGCAACGCTGGGAACGCTGGGGCTTGCCGTTGCTGCCATTCTGGGGCCGCTGGCAATCATGCGTTACGGTTTTAGCTTGCTGGGAGGTGGCGCGCTGTCGCGCCTGCTTCCGGGGTTCGGCGGACTGGCAGCAATAATTACGCGTCTGGCTCCGGGTCTTGCAGGTGCCGGTGGCGGGATCCGTGCATTTCTGGCAAGCCTTCAGAATACCGATGCGGCGTCCGTGATAGAGCGCATCCGGGAAGCGCTGTCCGGGTTCGGTGAAGACGACGAGGAAGGCGGCATACTGGATGCGCTGCGCAACGGGGTGCTCAATTATCTCAAAGAGCAGGCAGAGAACGCAGGCGGCGCGCTGGTTTCCGCGTTCCGTAACCCGGTCGCAACGCTGTCTACCCTGCGGGGTCATGTGGCCGGGCTGGCAACGGCAGGTTTCGGGGCGCTCGGTACGGCGGTAAGCCGCTTCGGTAATATTCTGCTGGCGCTTGTCACCTCCCCGCTGGCGCTTCTGCGTACGGCATTAATGGCAACCGGCGGATTGCTGGGTGCGCTGCTAAGTCCCGTGGGTCTGGTCATTATGGCGCTGTCTGCCGTCGCGCTGGTTGTCTGGAAATACTGGCAGCCCATCACGGCATTTTTATCCGGGATGGTGGAAGGATTTCAGGCGGCAGCCGGGCCAGTTAAGGAAGCATTCGAACCCTTACGCCCCGTATTCACCTGGATAGAACAAACAGTGAAAGGACTATGGAAGTCATTCACCGATTTGCTTTCCCCTGTGAAATTCACCTCTGATGAGCTGAGCAATGCGGCAGATATGGGCAAACGTTTCGGCCAGGCGTTAGCAGATGGTCTGGCGCTCGTAATGAGTCCTCTTGAGTCGCTTAAATCCGGCGTCTCATACCTTCTGGATTTGATGGGCCTTGTCAGTGATGAGTCTAAAAAAATGCCTGATGCCGGTAAGGTAACCGGGAATGCTTATTTGAAATACGGTAACGAGCAGGCCCGAAATTTTACTGTGAGTGGTTATGATGTTGGCATGTACGATTCAGGTGGCTTCCTCCCTGCCGGTAAAATGGGCATTGTCGGGGAGAATGGCCCGGAGCTGATTAACGGGCCAGTCAATATCATGAGCCGTCGGCGTACTGCAGCGCTGGCTGCCGCTACCGCGATGGCGTTCGGCAGCCTGTCACAGCCAGTTGCCGCGAAACCCCTTCATCCGCTAAGCCTGCCGGTTGCGGAATATCTTCAGCCGTCAGCCGGATTGCGCGGCGGTGAAGTGTCTGTTTCATCCGGTCCGGCGAAATATGAAATCAACATTCACCAGGCACCGGGCCAGAGCGCGCAGGACGTGGTGTCGGAGGTTATGCGCCAGCTCGACGCCAGAGAACGCCAGCGCGCCGCTGGTCGCCGCAGTAGCTTCAGTGACAGAGGGGATTTTTAACCATGATGATGACTCTGGGCCTGTTTGTTTTCATGCTCAAAACAGTGCCATTCCAGCAGTTGCAGCTTCAACAGCAGTGGCGACACGCCAGCAACAACCGCGTGGGCCTGCGCCCGTCGCTTCAGTTTCTGGGGCCGGACAGCGATGTGATAACCCTGTCCGGGATCCTGATGCCAGCCATCACCGGCGGGCGACTGTCCATGCAGATGTTGGAACTGATGGCGGAAACCGGCAAGGGCTGGCCGTTGCTGAAAGGCAACGGGACCATTTACGGCATGTTTGTGATTGAGAATATCGGGCGAACGGAAAGCGAGTTTTTCAGCGACGGTTCACCGAGAAAAATTGAATTTACCGTGACGCTGAAGCGTATGGATGAGTCGCTCAGTCAGATGCTGGGCGACCTGTCAGGGCAACTGGCCCAGCTTAAGGACAACGCGGTCAGCAGTCTGGGGGATTTACTGTCATGACAGATATGACCATGTTTGCCGGTAGCGAATGTATCCCCGCTTACCGGGTGATGATAAAAGACCGGGATATCACACAAAACCTTGCGCCCAGACTTATTGCCCTGACCCATACCGACAACCGTGGCTTTGAGGCTGACCGGCTTGATCTGGAGCTGGACGACGCGGACGGTCTGCTTGAACTGCCTCGCCGTGGTGCTGTGCTGTCACTGGCGTTAGGCTGGAAGGGAAAACCGCTGATCGTGAAAGGGGATTTTACCGTTGATGAAATTGAGCATTACGGAACGCCGGACCGCATAACCGTGAGGGCGCGTAGCGCGGATTTTCGCGCCACGCTGAACACGCGCCGGGAGAAGTCCTGGCATAAAACCACTGTTGGGAAAGTGTGTGAAGAAATTGCCGCCCGGCATAAGCTGGAAACGGCCATCGGTGCGGACATGGCGGCGCAGGATGTGGACCACATCGACCAGACCAATGAATCAGACGGGTCATTTCTGATGCGGTTGGCCAGACAGTATGGCGCGATTGCATCCGTTAAATCTGGCAGGCTGTTGTTCATCCGGCAGGGCCAGGGGAAAACCGCCAGTGGTAAGGCGCTGCCGGTAGCCACAATTACCCGCCAGTCCGGCGATCAGCACCGCTTCAGCCTGGTGGACCGTGAAGCCTACAGCGGTGTTATTGCCCCATGGCTAGACAACCGCGAGCCGTTAAAGAAAGACCCGGCAAAGGTGAAGCGCAGACGCCGGAAGGCCAGCACGTCCAGTACCAAAAACCCGGAAGCCAAACAGGGGGATTACCTCATCGGTACGGATGAAAACGTTCTGGTTCTGAGTCGCACCTATGCCAGCAGGCGCAACGCGGAGCGCGCCGCAAAGGCGACATGGGAACGGCTTCAGCGGGGTGTGGCGTCGTTTTCTATCGGCCTGGCAATGGGGCGTGAGGATTTATTCCCGGAACTGCCGGTCAAGGTAAGCGGATTCAAACAGCAGATTGATGAAGCGGAATGGGTTATCACTAATGTAACCAACTCAATCAACGATAACGGTTTTACGACTTCGCTGGAACTGGAAGTGAAAATTTCAGATACGGACATGAATTAAATCATTTTGAAAATGCAAGTTACAAGTTATCATATTCAAACTTTTCGAGATGGAGAAACCTGAAAATGATGAATTGCCCTCTCTGTGGTAATGCAGCGCATACACGGAGTAGCTATCAGGTATCGTCGAACACAAAAGAACGCTATAACCAGTGTCAGAATATTGAATGTGGTCATACATTCATTACACATGAAACCTTTGTTCGATCTATTTCCACACCGCAACGAGTTAACCCGGCCCCGCCCCATCCTCAGTTCAATGGACAAAGCCATTTAGTTTTCTAA